GGTGTATGCCGCCCATACATAGAGGAGTTGTTTTGATGAAAGAGACATGGACAGATATTCCTGGACTGGAAGGGAAATATCAGATCAGCAATATGGGGAGATACAAAAGGCTGTCCCGGTATATTCAGGGGAGAAGACTGACGGAGGAGATTCTTCCTCTGAACCAGAGTCAGGTAAGGGAAGTCAAGGAAAGGCTTGGAAGAAGGGAACATGTATATGATATTGCTGACAGCATGGGGATTTCCAGAAAGACCGTCAGCAAGATTAAATCGGGAAGGAGCTACGCATGGGCGAAGTAGGATATAAAACACTGGCAATTGACATAGAGACCTTTTCCGATGTGGACTTAATCAAATGCGGGGTATATGCCTATGCGGACAGCCCTGCATTTGAAATCCTGCTGTTTGCATACAGCTTTGATGATGAAGAAACAAAGATTATTGATTTGGCACAGGGCGAACAGCTGACGGAAGAAATAAAAAATGCCCTGTCTGATGTGGGAATCATTAAGACAGCGTTCAATGCTAATTTTGAACGTACCTGTCTTTCAAAATATATGGGAGTCCGTTTATCTCCCGAATCGTGGGTTTGTACTGCTGTGCAGTCGGCTATGCTTGCCCTTCCACTTTCTTTGGAGGGTGTTGGGGCGGTTCTGGGGCTTTCTGAGCAAAAGCTGAAGGAAGGTAAGGACTTAATCCGCTATTTTTGTGTGCCTTGCAAACCGACCAAAACAAACGGTGGCAGGAGCAGGAACCTTCCATTCCATGCACCGGAAAAATGGAAACAGTTCAAGACGTACTGCATCCGTGACGTGGATGTGGAAAAAGGTATCCGGCAGAAACTGCATAAGTTCCCGATACCGGAATCTGAGATGGCATTTTACCGTTTGGATCAGGAAATTAATGATAGGGGAGTTTTAGTTGACAGGGAATTGGTAGAACAGTCGATTACCTGTGACCTGTTACATAAAGACATTGTGACGAACCGTGCCTATGAGGTAACGGGACTTGAAAATCCAAATTCCGTATCGCAGTTGAAAGGATGGCTTTCAGAACGTGGAGTGGAAATCGACAGCCTATCCAAAGGAGCAGTTGCGGAGTTGATTGAGGATGCGGATGGGGAAGTGCTGGAGGCTTTAAAACTCCGGCTTCTCATGGCGAAAACATCGGTAAAGAAGTATGAAGCGATTGAACGGTCAGTGTGTTCGGACGGAAGGGTACATGGATTGCTGCAGTTTTATGGGGCAAATCGTACCGGCCGGTGGGCAGGAAGACTGGTGCAGGTACAGAACCTTCCTCAGAATCATATCAGCGACTTGGAACTAGCACGTAGTCTTGTCAGAAGAGGGCAGTTCGAGGAATTGGAATTATTCTACGAATCCACACCAAATGTACTGTCTGAATTAATCCGTACTGCATTTATTCCAAAAGAGGGATGCAGGTTTATTGTTGCTGACTTTTCTGCTATTGAAGCGAGGGTGCTGGCATGGTTATCGGGGGGGGGAACAGTGGAGACTGGATGTATTTGCTACACACGGAAAAATATATGAGGCTTCGGCATCTGCCATGTTTGGTGTTCCGATAGAGGAAATTACAAAAGGATCTCCACTGCGACAAAAGGGAAAGATTGCGGAACTGGCTCTCGGATACGGAGGAGCAGTCGGGGCATTGACTTCAATGGGAGCCTTGGCAATGGGACTTAGTGAAGATGAGTTGCCGGGGTTGGTATCTACATGGAGAAATGCAAATCCGCATATCACACAGTTTTGGTGGGATGTGGATGAAGCAGCTGTGAGAGCAGTCCGGGAAAGGAAAGAAACACAGGTGGGGCTGATTCGTTTTCAATATGCTTCTGGTATTTTGTTTGCCATGCTCCCGTCCGGAAGGAAACTTGCCTATGTAAAACCGAGAATGGGTGTCAACAAATATGGCAGGGATGGACTGACTTATGAAGGTGTGGGAGAAAACAAGAAATGGGAAAGGATGGATACTTACGGGCCAAAGCTAGTGGAGAATATCGTGCAAGGTACCAGCAGAGATATTCTGGCAGAAGCCATGATGCGCTTGAATAAAGCAGGATTCTCCATTGTATTTCATGTACACGATGAAGCGGTATTGGAAGTGCCAGAAGGAAAATCGTCTGTAGAAGAGGTGTGCCGGATTATGGCAGAGCCGCCTTCCTGGGTACACGGGCTTCCGCTTCGTGCCGATGGCTACGAGTGCCAATTTTATAAAAAGGATTAGGAGGAATTGCAGGATGAAACTGTATATTTCAACAGGAAATTCCCGAATGGAAAAGAAGTGGAATGGACAGGAGATGGAGTTTAGTGTTTTTTTGGAGCGTCTCTCTCATACTGTCCGTACCAGTGAAACGATGGAACAGTATCGGAAGATGAGCAAGGCAAAGCAGGATTCCATCAAGGATGTGGATGGTTTTGTGCTTGGAAAGCTGAAGGGCGGCAGGAGAAAAAAGGCGAATGTACTGTTTCGTTCAGGTCTGACACTGGATATGGACTATGCCACAGAGGATATTGCAGAGCAGATAGAGATGTTTTTTGATTTTAGATGCCTGATCTATTCTACCCATAAACACACACCGGAGAAACCAAGGCTCCGTCTGATTATTCCGTTATCAAGGACCGTATCGCCGGATGAATATGCAGCAGTGGCAAGAAAAGTGGCAGAGGATATCGGTATGGAGTTGTTTGATGATACAACCTACGAACCAAGCCGCCTCATGTATTGGCCTTCCACCTCTGCAGATGGAGAATTCTTTTTCCGTGATATTCCGGGAACATTTTTGAATCCGGATTCTGTGTTGGAACGATATGCAGATTGGAGAGATTCTTCTTCATGGCCTGTCAGCAGCAGACAAAAGGCAGTTGTCAGCAGGGAGATGAAGAAACAGGCTGATCCGTTGTCGAAGGAAGGAATCGTAGGTGCATTCTGCCGGACTTATTCGATAGAAGAGGCAATCCGTATATTTCTGCCGGATGTGTATCAGGAAAGCATGATGCCGGAGCGATTTGATTATATTCCGGCAGACTCACAGGCAGGTGTGGTGATTTATGAAGGGAAGTTTGCGTATTCCCACCATGCCACTGATCCGGCTTGTGGGAAGCTGCTGAATGCATTTGACATTGTCCGCATCCATAAGTTTGGGGAGCAGGATGATAAGGCAGAGGAAGGAACGGATTCAGGAAAGTTGCCATCCTTTAAGGCTATGAGTGACTTTGCGGTGTCAGATGAACAGGTAAAGATAACATTGGCAAAGGAAAGGGAGAAGGCAGCAAGTGAGGAATTCGATGTGGATACCGGGGAATGGCAGACCATGCTGGACTTGGACCGTCAGGGAAAAGTAAAAGACACACTTTCCAATATTGCAACGATTATTCGGTTCGATGAGAACCTACAACCTATCGTATTTAATCAGCTGAAGAATGCACTGGATGTCATCGGGGAACTGCCGTGGGTACAGGTCAAAAAAGGATGGGGTGATGCAGATATTGCCTGTGCGAAGCTGTACTTTGAAAGGGTGTATGGGATTTGGTCACCTACCAAATTCAAAGATGCCCTGCTTGCAGTAGTGTCTTCCGAAAGGCTTTATCATCCGGTCAAGGAGTATTTTTCCACGTTATCCTGGGATGGATGCAGCAGGATTGACAGTCTGCTGATTGACTATATGGGAGCAGAAAATACACCGTATGTCCGTGCAGTTACAAGAAAAACTCTGGTAGCGGCGGTAGCCCGTATTTATGAGCCGGGTATAAAGTTCGATTCCGTGTTGGTCTTAAACGGTCCGCAAGGGTGTGGTAAGTCCACGTTCTTTGCAAAACTGGGAAAAGAGTGGTATTCGGATTCCCTTACGATTTCTGATATGAAGGATGGAAAAACTGCTGCGGAGAAGCTTCAGGGGTATTGGCTTTTGGAATTGGGAGAGCTTGCGGGTATCAAAAAGGTAGATGTGGAAACCGTAAAATCTTTTGTTACCCGGACGGATGATAAATACAGGCAGTCATATGGAACAACGGTGGAGAGTCATCCGAGGGAATGTGTGATTGTGGGAAGTACAAACTCAGAGGGCGGGTTTCTGCGTGATGTTACCGGAAACAGACGCTTTTGGCCTGTGCATGTAACCGGAAAAGGGAAGCATCGTGGATGGGATTTGACTCCTGAGACGGTAGACCAGATTTGGGCAGAAGCGATTTCCATTTATAAAGATGGGGAAGAGTTGTATCTGAAAGGCAAGGAAGCAGCAGAGGCTTATGTGGCACAGCAGGAGGCAATGGAGTCTGATGAAAGAGAAGGAATTGTGGAGGATTATCTGGAGCGATTGCTTCCGGCAGACTGGGACACAATGGATTTGTACCAGAGACGTTCTTATCTTGGTGGCGGAGAGTTTGAAGCAGAAGGAAGAACCGGAACGGTAGTCAGAGAGAGATTCTGTCTGATGGAAGTCTGGTGTGAATGCTTTGGGAAGGAGCGTCAGAATTTCCGAAAGACAGATTCTTATGAGTTAGAATCCATTATTCAAAAAATTGGTGGCTGGAAGAAGTATGAAGGGAATTCCTCCGGCAAAATGCGTATCCCCGGTTATGGTGTACAGAGGGTGTTTGTCAGAGTGAAAAAGGAAACCGCAGGAAACAAATGATGGGTTTCCGTGTGTGAGTGGTAAGACGATAGGCAACAGATGTTGGAAACAGCCATGAAGTCAGCAGACAAAAGGGCTGTGTCGGTGCTGTTTCCAATGTTTCCACTTATATTTAATAAATGAAAATAAGTATAAGAGGACACGGATACACCCGTATATACGCATATGGGAGAATAGATGTTTTTGAAAGTGGAAACAGCAGAGGGAAACGGAGATGAAGTTTTGCGAGAAAGTGTAATTGAAAAGGCTCTGGTAAAAGAGGCAAAGAGCAGGGGTGGCATGGCGGTAAAGTTCGTGTCTCCCGGTTTCGATGGGGTGCCAGACCGTCTCGTTCTGCTTCCTGGTGGGAAGTGTGCATTTGTGGAATTAAAGGCACCGGGAAAAAAGCTGCGACCGTTAAAGGAAAAACGAAAACATCAGCTGGAAGCTTTGGGGTTTTCCGTATATGTGATAGATGGATTGGAACAGATCGGAGGTGTGCTGCATGGAATTCAGACCACATAAATATCAGGACTATGCCAGGGAGTTTATTATCGGGCATCCGGTATGTGCTTTGATTTTGGATATGGGACTTGGAAAGACAGTTATTACCCTTACTGCTTTGTGGGAACTGGCACTTGATTACTTTGAGGTAGGAAAGGTTCTGGTCATTGCACCATTCCGTGTGGCACGGGATACTTGGAAGGAAGAACTGGAAAAATGGGATCACTTGAAAGGACTGTCGGTGTCAGTGGTAGTCGGTTCTGAAAAAGAACGATTGGATGCTTTGGAAAAAAAGGCAAGCGTGTATGTAATCAACCGTGAAAATGTAGTGTGGCTTTGTGAGAAGCATCACTGGGATTTTGACATGATTGTGATTGATGAATTATCTTCTTTCAAATCTTATCAGGCGAAAAGGTTCAAAGCACTAAGACGATACCGGCCGAAGGCAATCCGTGTGGTGGGTCTGACCGGAACACCGGGAAATCTTATGGACCTATGGGCTGAGATTGGAATTCTTGATATGGGGCAGAGGCTGGGAAGATATATTGGAGCTTATCGTGACAGGTTCTTTCTGCCGGATAAGCGAAACAGGAATATCATTTATTCCTATAAACCGAGGGATGGTGCGGAAGAAGCAATCTACAATTTGATTTCTGATATCTGCATTTCCATGAAGGCCGAGGATTACCTTTCTATGCCGGAGTGCCTTTATCATCGGGTGGAGGTTCGGATGGATGAAAAAGAAGAGAAGCTGTACCGTCAGAAGGAAAAGGATATGCTTCTGCCATTTGAAGATGGGGACGTGGATGCGGTCAATGCAGCTGCTCTTTCCGGGAAATTATTGCAGATGGCAAATGGAGCAGTCTATGATGAGAACCACAAAGTCCGCCATATCCACGATAAGAAACTGGATGCTTTGGAGGATTTAATCGAGGCAGCGAATGGAAAGCCTGTGTTAGTGGCTTACTGGTATCAGCATGATTTGGATAGAATTGTTGAACGGTTTAAAGCTGTTCCATTAAAGGCAGCAGGTGACATCCGCAAATGGAAAGAAGGAAAAATCCCGGTGGCAGCAATCCATCCAGCATCGGCAGGACATGGTCTGAACATACAGGACGGAGGCCACATTCTGATTTGGTTCGGACTTACCTGGTCTTTGGAACTGTATATGCAGTGCAATGCCAGACTGTGGAGACAGGGACAGAGGGAAACAGTAATGATTTACCATATCATCAACAAAGGAACATTGGACGAAGATGCCATGCGGTCATTAGAACAGAAGGACTGTGGGCAGTCGGCTATCATAGATGCAGTAAAGGCAAGGATTGGAGGTGTGAACGGTGCGAGCAGAAAGGATGATTAAGGAATATCCGAATTTGAAAAGGGAGCTATCGGTGTTGGAATTTCAGTTAAGCCGATGTGAGGGAATTGATTATGACACCGTCATATCTTCCCTTACTTTCTCTAAGCCGGAAGGGGAAAGAGTACAGACAAGCGGTGTTTCGGATGTGACTGCAAGAGCAGCACTTGCATACCGTAAGGTGGCAGACAGGATGAGTGATGAATGGTTATCTTATCTTGCCGGACAGTACGGACAGATAAAAGAGGAACTGGATTTTTTTGAACATGCTGTACGTGGACTTTCCGGGAAATTACCGGAAATTGTATGGGATATGGCTGTGGAGCGTTTCACTTGGGAAGAACTGATGATGAAATATCATATCAGCCATACAATGGTGGCGAAATACCGGAAGAAAGCTATAAAGGAATTGGATGCGCTGTATGAGGAGAGGGACAGGCAGACGGAAAGTTTTATTTTGAGGTGAGGCAGTGAGACGAGGCGAGGTTTATTTTGTGGATTTTGGAAAAGACAAAACGACACATAAACAGTGTGGCATTCGGCCGGCAGTGATTGTGAGTAATAACCGGGGAAATGGTCATGGACCAACAGTAACGGTTGTTCCGCTTACAGGCAACATACATAAGAGACCTGAAATGCCAACCCATGTGCAGATACCGCTTTCAAGCTGTATTGGACTGAAAAGACCGAGCATGGCATTGGCTGAACAGGTCGATACTGTAGATAAGATAAAAGAAAAAGATAAAATCGGGGAAATACATGATAATCTTCTGATGGAGCAGATCACGGTTGCCCTTCAGATACAGATAGGGGTTTTTGAAGAATATAACTGATACCGGGTGGGATTGTGTGTCCCACCCTTAAATTATGCAACAGTTCGTTTCGTTAATCTTCATCTTTCATTTCTGGAATATGGCGGGAGCCAAGAAGCAGTTCTTTGCAGTCAGAAAAGCCGAGCATATAGGCAAGCTCTCCATAGCGTACCCAATTGGCACTGCGTTCATTGACATACTGGTCGATTAAACGCATCGTTTCTTCCGGCAGATTAAGGGATGCCAGTTTTGCAGCATATTTGTCTGCTTTTTCTTTTGTCTGCATAAATGCAGTGTCCTCTTTTGTAATCTTGTGCAATGCTTCTCCCATTCGGGTATCCATCAGTTGATAAAGTACGGATTTGTTATCCATGTAATCGCTCCTTTCACCGTGAGGTCATATTTAGGTGTTTGCGAAACGCCACAAGC